GTTAGAGGATATAAATGCAAGCCCGTATCAACATCTTTCTTTATTTCCACATACTTAACCGACTTCGTATAATGCTCCGTCCCATTTTCTTTCCACATCTTCGTAACCAACGTGCACATATTATCCTTTTCATATTTCGCCTCCTCTCCTGCCTCTTCGAAATTATCACCATCTACATTTAATAGAGACATTTTTTCCTCGCTTAATCCCATTGCCTTTGCCATTTCTTCAACCGTAATTTGTGGCAATCTTTGTTTCACAATAATATATGGCTGACTCTGAATATCATCATCATTCTCATTTCCATACTGTACATCATTTTTACTTAGCAACTCTGTCGTCGGATTTTGTGTCTCTTCATCATAATTCACATACAAAATACCTTCGTCATTTACTGCACTATCTGTAGAAAAATCTCGTATCATATCATCTAAGTTATCCTTTTCCCACAACTTAGACGCCCTCTTATTCAATAATTCGCATGTCTTTTCCGCTGTCTTTCGAAACTCCCTATTTTCGTAATTCTCACTCGAATAATTAATTCCCCAAAGATTCGCATTTATCGTGCTTACTTTATGGTCCACAATCGTTTCAATAAAATTAAACTGTGCTTGCTCAATCCCTTCAATCTTAGCACCTTCCCACTGGTTGCCATTATAAAAACGATAATTCTTATCTGTATCGGAAAATATATTCTTCGTACGCATAAAATTACGTCCACGTTCGTATAGTTCCCACGTATCAGTTGCTTTTAATTCTTTTATATCCATTTATCACACCTCTTTATCTTGGTATATCCTTTTGCCCTTCTTCTGTTCCATCATAATTATCAATATTTTGCCTGATAATATCATCTTTCTCACGTTCTTTCTGTTCCTCTTTTTTCTCTTTGTATTCTTCCAACTTGGCAATTGGATTTAAGTTTGGCAATTTTATCCCTTCCGCATTCTCTTTTCTTCCTAATTTTGCACCCAAATAAAAAGATAGTAGGTTCATACTACCCACTATCAACACCAACAAAATATCATTCATATAATTTGCAAATCCTCCCCATAATCTCTTTCTACATCATTTCGTTTCTCAATATTAAAACTATACTCATGCCTCATCTCAATCGGTTCTTCATCAAAAACAACCTGTGTCCTTATCTCATAAGCAATTGCCAATCCCATCATCTGGTCATCATGTCCGTCCCTCTGGTGCCTCTATTCTTCCTTTTTCATTGCGAACAATCGTCAGCAATTCCTCTAAAGTATCCTTATCCTTTATCAATTCTATATGTTCCCTCACAATCTCAATCAAATTCGAAAGAATCGTCGGTCTTGTAATCAAAGTCGTCTTAAATCCAAAACGTTTCTCCAAGCTACCTGTATAAGTATCCTGCCTTTCCCTCACATATTGGTTCGTATATCCCAAGCGTTGCAACTCTTGAATCGGAAAACTATCAAAATTTGCTTCAACCCCAATCAAAGCATACTTATAATACATTCCCAAACAATACATCTGCTTCACATACAAATCAGCGTCAAACTGTTGTTTCAAAACCGCCACCTGTTCTCCCGTCTTACAATCCAACACATGACCCGTATAAAAATCAGAGCCATCCCCCGCCGTATCTCCACCGATACAATATTTTGTCATTTGAGGCGAATCAGGTACTTTGTAAATCTTAATATAGCCATTCTTATCATTTACCCACTTAATATTCGTAATCTTCAAGCCATCGTAATCATATAAAAAATACCCAACTTTAAGTAATTTAGGAATTGTCTGTAATCGATTCATTATCTTTTCTTTATCAAACGGACAACTTCCACTTGCCAAAAATGCTTCATGAGGATTAATTGGATATTCTTGCCTAAACGTTTCCTCATCTCCACCGCAATTATTCTTAATACACCATCTACGCCATGAAAGCTGTTCTAATGTCACATTGTACAATCGTTGTAATTCCTTCTCCTTTTCTGTCAATTCAAATCCAGTATATGGCATATTATATTCAGCCATTTCATTCCAGCCTACAAACACAGGAGCAAAATCACTCTCTCCTTTTACTGCCATATCCCATAGAGACTTAAAATACTCATAACCATTCGCTGTACTTTCAATAATTATCATTGTATTTGGCAAATTAGGAACTGCTTGAAACAAACCAAGCGCTGTCTCCTTTGCATTATTTCCCCAAAACGCCAACTCCGATATATGCAAATTATTAATCGTATCAGACCTACCAACACCATTTCCTCCTGCCGTCATGCACTTAATTTTACTATTTAATCCTGTTCCCTTTTCATTATCAAATATCAATTCCTTTGCATTACTAGCCTTTAAAGCTGGTTTTATTTCTTCTGGCAAATTATCATAAATTCGTTTACTCATATTAAAAAGATTTGTTGTTGCTTCCTCTTTATGTGCTATAATAGCAGAATTAACATTAAACTTCGTTGCTGTTTCTTTAAATATAATCGACTCAGTCTCTGTACTAAAACCAATCTGTCTTGCCTTCAATACAATCACTCGAACTGGTTTATTTTCCTTCCTCTGCCTCTTTATCACATCATATAACTTTTGCTGACCTTCATTCAATTTTAAAGATATAATTTTGCCTGATTTATCTCGTATCTTTACATATTCTTCTATATATTTTTTTGTATTAATACTCATCTCTATCCGCCACTTTTTTTATGTATTCTTCGTAACTTGCTTCAATATTTACATTTTCTTGTTTATCCTTATATCCAAATTTATTCTTCATATAAAATATTTTAAAAGTATCATTTATATCTTTCGAATTTATCGTTCTATCTTCTAAAATATCATTTACTTTTACATCTATATCATCTAAATATACTTTTAATAATTCTTCATTTACTTCAATAAAGTCGCCCACTTTATGATTTAAAAGAAGACCAACCTGATAATGAATTTTATCTTCTTTTTGTAATCTACCTGCACCTATTTTTCTTGCAATCTCTCCAAGTCCTAAAGCATCAATATGTGTAATATATCCAGCTTTCGCACTTCTAACAGAAAATATACGATTAGAAATCTCTAATTTTTCTAAATCTCCACCTTGTGCTTTCACCATTTCTTCAAATTTTTCATAAGCAGCACCTGTATTAAATTTTTTAAAACATTGTTGCTCTGCTTCCTCTAACTCAATCTCTTCTACAGAACTTACAATTAAACCTGCAGTTTTGATAATAAGTTCCATAACATCTTCTGGTCCCATTCCTTTTAAAGCATTCATAGATTCTTTTACTTCTAAAGAATTTCCAATTGCAAATCCTAGTGGTTCTTCCATGTTAGTTAAAATACAAATTGTTTTCTTCTTATACTGATTACCAATTTCAATCATGGTATGAGCAAGTTCACGAGCACTATCTATCGTTTTCATCAAAGCACCATTTCCTACCTTTACATCAATAAAAATAAGATCTGCACCACTTGCTATTTTCTTAGACATAATACTAGAGGCTATTAATGGAATAGAATCTACTGTACCAGTCACATCTCTTAATGCATATAATTTCTTATCTGCTGGAACTAGATTTCCAGACTGACTAATAACAGAAACCCCCACTTTATTTACTTGATTCACAAATTCTTCTCTAGATAATTCTACTCGATATCCTGGAATAGACTCTAACTTATCAACTGTTCCGCCAGTATGTCCTAGCCCCCTTCCACTCATCTTTGCTACTTTTAAGCCAAAAGAAGCAAGTAAAGGCGCTAAAATAAGAGTCACTTTATCTCCTACACCGCCAGTAGAATGTTTATCTACTTTCGTTCCATCAATTGCACTTAAATCAATTTTATCACCACTGTTTATCATAGCATCAGTTAAATAAAAAATTTCTTCCTTTTCCATTCCATTTAAAACAATTGCCATTAAAAGAGAACTTACTTGATAATCTGCGATTTCTCCTTTTAGCATTCCCTCTATCCAAAAATTTATTTCTTCTTTTGTTAAAATTTTCTTATTCTTCTTCTTTTCAATGATTTCTAAAATTGTCATATTATCACCATAATTATTGTAACATAAAGGGAAAGAAAAAGGAAGAGTTGCTCTTTTAGTAGATACAACCTACCTATCATTAAAATTTAGACAATTAAAATAACATATTTTATTTTTTCTTTTTAAAAAAATTTTTTGCGGCAAAAATACCAGCCAACCAAAAAGGTATTGAAAAGAAACATAAGGAATATGTTTTACTAATAATTGCTATTACACTCATAATAATTAAAAAACCAAACCAAAATGTTAAAAATGCAATTACTGGCAAATAAGAAAAAATATTTCTAATTTTTCCAATAAAAGAAAGTTGCTTTGAATTTTTTAAAAATAAAGATAAAAAATCCAATAAAGTTAAAATTGTTATTGCAAAAAAGACTACTGTAAAAGGCAGTGAAATCAAAAAGACAGTAACATCTAAATTAGTAATTTTAAAATAAAAAAAGTAGATAAGACAGAAAAGCATTATAAAACTTACAATAAGTCGAATCGTAATTGTTGCATAAGAACTAACAACCGCCGACTTTTCTATAAAATTTTCAAAATTCTGTTCTAATTCCTCTCTTCTTAATTTTTCTTGTTCTAATTCAAAAGAATCTTTTTTTACTTTTTTCTTTTTAGGAAAAAAACTATAAATAGAATAACCAATTAAATAAATTCCTACTGCTATAAAAATAAAAATAATAATTAATGATAATCCATAAGAACTTAACATATCAAAAATAGAAAATAAATTTTTTGTTCCTGTTATTAAGGCATAAATAATAGAAGTTGCATAGATTAATCCAATACCAACCATTATTAAATTTATATAGTCCCACCTGTTATTCTTTTTTTGACCTTTTAAATCCATTAGAGATTGAAAAGAATAACTACTAGCAATAAGACAAATTAAAATTATTAAAAAACACCATTCTGATAATTCTACTCCTACAATCTTAGCCTGTTGAGGATTTTCTTTATGATATCTAATTTTTCTTGGTGTTCCTTCTTTTGGGACAAAAGAAGTGCCATAGTTTGTATTGACTTGATAAGAGGTTCCATTTACATAATATTTGTAAGTTAAGCTATAAGTAGCACCATCATCATCTCTACTATAAACACTTGAACTTACATAAGCTCCAACAACTGTTTCATAATCTTGATATTTTTCTTTTTCTTTCAGTACTTGATAAATACCTAGTATTGATGTAATAATCAATAAAAAAGTAAAGATAGTGCACCTTATAATTTTCTTTGTTCTACTATTCATGTTTTACTCCTCATTTCTACTTTAAGAATATAATGAGAAAAAAAATCTGTCAATGAAAAATGAGAATTGAAATGTATAACAAATGACAATAAAAGCAGATTACTCTGCTTCTTTTGGCTTATTGCTTGATAGAAAAGTAACTTTTTCTGCCACTACTTCTACTAATTGACGTTTATGCTCTTCATCTGTCTCAATTTTTCTACTTTGAATGCGACCCTTAATTCCCACCAGGGGTTTTAGGTATACAGAGGAGGTATACCTATGAATTGTAAATATTTTAAAACAAGAAAGCATGATAACAAAAAAGAAAAAAGAATTTATTACTATTGTACTCTATTGAGAAAAGAAGTATCGTCTTCCTGTTATAAAGAATGCAAAAAGAAAGAATATAAAGAAAAGTCCGGTTTTAAGAAAAAAAGTCCGGTTAAGAGTGGACCGCAGTGTTCTGCAGAGAACTGCAGAAAATTAAAACAAAGAACCTACAAGCAAGCTAAAAAAGAAAAAAATAGATATAGCATATTCACTGATGATCTAGATACTTGTATAGAATGTGGAAAAAGCAAGCAACACTTACATGAAATTTTTGGTGGACATAATAGATCCAATTCTATTAAATATGGACTAGTACTACCATTATGTCCCACTTGTCATAGGAAAATCCATGACAATCCTTATTTAATTGATAAGTGGCATAAAAAAGGACAAACCAAATTTAACCAGGTTTATCCTAATTTGAAATTCATTGATATATTTTTTAGGAATTATTTATAAATTTATTGCGGTTTAAAAATAATTATTATATAATGGTGGAGTGAGATATCTTAAGTGTTAGGTGTTTGAAACCTCAGTCCTGAAAACTAAGTAATATTAGAATAAGGAGGGAGGGATGTCCTATGAAAGGAAAACATGGAGTATTTAATCATCCTGACGGTACTTCTTATAGTACTAGAGAAACTTTTCAGAAAAGACTAAAAGAAAACACCACATCTATGAATGGGTGTTTTCGAAACCAAAACTAAAAATTGGACTGAGATAATGCCTAACTAGCGAACTTAAGCTCTATCTCACATTTTTATTATATTCAGAAAAATAAAATAAATACTATAATTCCCCGAATCACAATATAATTATAATATAACCATAATATAATTACAATATAATTGTATATCAAAAAATATTAATATGTCAATACATTTAATGAATTTGATGGTTTAGTACTTTAACACATTTATTTATTTTTGTCAAATAAAAAGAGGCTACTCACAAAGAGTAGCCTTTTATATTACATATATATAATGATTATTAATAAGATATACTCTCTTATTATGCCTTTTTTTGCAATAAACAGAAAATATATCTTTCTTCCATATTGGAAAATGCTTGTCCACAAATTTCATCATTTCTTCATTTGATAACTTATACATAATACTCCTCCTTCTCCGAAGTTTGTATTATATATTGTCATATTGTCGATATCTGTCAAACTTTATACTTTTTTTAATTTTCCTTGCTTTAGTAAGTTAAGCAGCTTTGTATTTTGTGCTGCGGTATAAGCATAATTCGTAATTCCATTTACTTTAGCAATCTTTGCTCTGAAATCTTTAGAATTATCTATACCCAATTGAGCAAGGGCTGTTGTTATAGAAGTACCTGTATAGGAAGATTTAGGGTAATATGAAGTATTTGTACTAGCACTAGTAGTTTCACTTGAAGTAGATGTGCTAGATGAAGGATTAGAGACTAATTGAATACTAGATTCATCCATCCACCCCAAATCGCCTGTCGTATTGTAAGGATGTTTTGCCCCTGGAGCAACTCTAGTGACTACAGTTGTTTTATTTGAAACAGATCTAGTTGCTTCATCTGAAGAAGAAGTCTTGTATAAAGAACCGTTAATAACTACTTTATCTCCTACTTTGAATTTAGTAGCACTAACAACTTGCTCTTTCCCCTTTAATCTAAATACAGTATAAGTATTATTGTTTACTGTCATTACTTTAGGTGCATTTGGATTCTGTGAAAAGTAATAATTCACTCCGTTCTTTTTACTATCGAAAATAGCTATATGTCCGTAGTTCCAAATGACTACATCCCCTTGCTGAATTTTATCTTTCGGAATAATATCAAAATATTTCTTCATTAATTCAAATTTTTTTCCTTTAAGCATATTACTTACTAATCCACAACCACTCAATACACTTGCTGGTAAACCTAATACTTTTGTAAAGTAATATTGTCCTAAATCCCAACACTGTGCTCCATAAGCCCCATCATAATCAACTTTTCTACCATTATATTTATTTTTAAACTCAGTATATGTCATATTTTCTATCCTTTCTTTTTAGTTTTAACAGCATCATAAGCACCACCAACACCTAGCGAAACAACTAAACAAGAAAATATTGCAAGTGGCACATTATTATATAAATTAAAATATACTGCAATGATTGCTGATATCACTCCAATAACAATATTTTGAATAGGTATGAGCCTACTTGGTATTGCTCTATCCTTTAAAGTTGCACCTAAAATAGCTGTTAAAAATGCTTGTACAACTGCAAAGATTAATTCAATAGTTATATTAATTTCCATATTTATTTCCCTCTTTCCTTTAAAATTTCTACATTTTTTTCAACTTCTTGAACGTTTTTACTAAGTTCCTCTACTTTTGCTTCTAATTTTCCATTGCTTTCATTATTTTTGCGAATTACTTCAGTATTCATTTTTATTACTTTAGAATTATTGTTAATTACCTGGTTATTGTTATCCATAAGTTTATTAAAAGATTCTATGATGTAATCTTGTTGCTCCATTTTTTTTAATTTTAATTCTATGTATCTAGGTGCATATTTAAATCCTAAATACAAAAGAAGAAAAATTATTGTTGCATAAATTCCCAATTCTTGAATAATTTGTAAGATATCCACTTCCATTACTCAACACCTTCCTCTGCTATTTCTGTTCCCAATTCAGTTATTGGAACAAAGTAGTCTGATAGATTTCTTCTTATTTTTTCATCAGAAATAATATCCTCTACAGTAACAGGTATTTCAAGTGTTAAATTTTCATATCCTTCAGCACTAAAATTCACACTAACTGTCCCAGGTTTTGGGATTGTTAATCCAAAACCACCACCTGAAACGATTTTTCCTTCTTCTCCTCCATATCGATATCCAACTTCTAAATTCATATCATTTGTGATTTCAATTTCTGCATATTGAGTTAAACCATACAGTTCAGAACTAAATTCTATAATACATTGAGTAAGCACTATATTTGATACATTTTCTAAGGTTACATCTGTCTTTAAAAATATTGATACTTGTATCATATTCTGAGTTAGTTCTGTTATTTCGATTAGTCCTAATTCTCGAAGATTATATTCAGTGCCATTTATTAAACCTTTCAAAACATGTGGCCTTATTGTGTAGATATTATCTAGTTTCTTTGGCAAATTAATATTAAATATCAATTTTTTTTCTAATAAAACACTAGGACATATTAGATAGCTATTACTAGTGTCTGATAATACGAAAAATGTATCATCTACGTATAAAGAACATCTTCCTTCGTCTATGAAATATTCGAGATTATCGATATCCACTACATTCTCATTTACAACTAAGTAACTAGTAGCTGAAGTTATCTTCTGCCCTTTTTGATATAAAGATACTTCAAACTCGTATTTACCAGGTACTTTAAAAATCGAACATTTTTGAAGTGTTTTCTTGTCGATTGAGAAAAGTCTTAATTCATTGTTTATGATTCTACCTGTTAACACTTCATCTCCGCTTGGATTTTTCATGTTAAAAATTTTTTCTCCTCTAGGTTCATCAAAATCAAAAATTAACTTTGCTGATTCGATGTCTCCTACTTTTAAAGGTATACCATCAACTGTACAAAATCCTTTTTTAAAACTAACATTGATTTTTATTACATTCATATTTATTCCCCCTTTCTTAAGCAGTTCTCTGCCATATGTAACAAGTGATGTACTGTTGCATGTTATTGTGAGCTTGCCCACCACCTCTTTTAACATTATGTGGATAATACTCGTTATTCTTGTAATTCCATCCATAAGAAACTGAATCACTATTTGTAGTTATACCTTTTGTACCTAGCCAAGCAGCTTTCGCATTTCCTTTCCCATTTACACTACCAGCATTACCTTCCAAATGCCCTTCATGACTTGGGATTTGATTCAAAGTAAGTTTTACCTCATTTTCTCCACCAACAATGCCAGCTTTATTAAATTTTTCGTTATTAGGATTTACACCTACTAAAACACTTTCTTTTGCGATTAAATTCCAAGTTCCAAAACCTAGATAAGTATCCGGATTAGTTCCATCCATATTTAATACCATACTACCAACATGATATTTTTTCTTATCTCTTTCTAATTCTCTCTCTGAAATAATTTCGTCTATAACATCTAGGATATCTTTTTTTTCACCCAATCTATTTAAGATGTTTAGAACAACATTTACACTAATATCGTCTTTTCCGGTATCAAATAAAGGCTTTCCTGCTGCTACTGGACATTTAGAAGATATCTCTTCAGCAGTATAAATTTTATCGTTAGCTTTAATCTGAAATTCGTATTGTTCTTTATAATCAAAATCAGTTCCTAATGAGATAGGATTAGATCCATTTGAATATTTATTTCCATTAATTACTTTAGTTAACTCTATCCAATCATTCCATGTCTCAGTTCCTTTTTTTCGATATCTATATGAAATTTTTAGTGTATTAGTAACTTTGCCAAAAGTACCATTGAAGTAATTTCCATCAAATTTTACAGCCACTTCTCCAGTAGTGGGTTGTGGACGATAAAAGGTTGCATTGCAAGTCAGTTTGATATAATCAACCATTGTCAAATTATATGGTTCTGACGATTCGATGGTTCTGCTATCAACGGCAATAGCAGTAAATTTTCCAGATTCAACAGAATTAATTATTCCATTATCATCTATAGACTTTCCATCTGCACATGTAACTTGCTTGCTTACAATAGTAGCACCATTTTTTCCTGTTGCCGTTATAGCCACTTGTATATCAGAAATAAATTTAACCAATTTTTGATTATTACCAGTAAGATCTACTGTTTTAGTATTCACATCTTTGAATGTGGCCGAAATTTCAGGTTTACATTTTTCTTCATCAACTTTTACTTTAAAAGTAGTAGATTTCTCACCTATTTTGGTTGTCCCATTATATGTTTCACAAATGATAGTGCAAGTAATTTCTTTTCCAGTCATTATTTCATAAAATGACGTTGGAATAATCCACCCATATGCTACTTCGGAAGTTTTATCAACAATTGTTCCAGTTAATTCTCCACATAAATATTTCAATGTATGTTTGAAGTTTGTAGATGCTCTTGCGATATTAATTGTAGTAGCTGCTTCTACACATGCTTCTGTAGCAGTTACCGATGATGCTCTAGGAATGGTAGGAGCTGATGAAATCTTACCTGATTTAGTACTACTCATATGATATGAGTTAACATATAACTCAATAGAACGACCTGGGAAAGTACCATCATTATTATGATTTACAGAAATGTCTTTAGTACCTAATTGATGGTCTCCTGGAGTATAACTGTAACTTCCGCTTTTTACAGTATTACCATCTATTTTAAATGTTGAATATGAAGAAGTTACTTGTGTACCACCTTCATATGTAAAGTAGTCTCTTAATTTAAAATAACTCTTATTGTTGATAACATCTTGAGAAGATAATTGATATGTTCCTATATTGTGCGTTTTATAACTACCACTAATTCTAGCGAATTCTGTTCCAGTTCTAGCCATACTAATCATCTCCTACATAAAAGAAGCCTGTCCTATTTCCTAAATAGTTTTCTACTCGAAGATTATTTCCTATTGTTAAATAATTTCTAACTGTGATATTTTCTGCTCTAACCCCTGTGTTATCAGCCCCTAATACCTCTTCTTCGTCTCTTTTAACAAACATACCTAAATTAGTAATTAAATTATGGATTTCTGTCCCTGATTTTGAAATATCTAATCCGTTTTCGTCGAATCGATATCCTGTTGTCGTAACTACCCTATTTACACCATTTTGATTAATATTATTTATATTGATAGAAAGACTAGATGCTAATTGTTGAAGTTCTGTAGCTGTTGTTTTTAAATTTTCAATATCGTCTGTAGCACCACTTATTTTTCCTTCAAGTTCTTTTTTAGTATCTGATACTGTTTGAGTAATACTGTCAGTCTTCATATTAAAGCTTGAAACTTGCTCCTGTGTATCATCGACCTTACTAGTAAGCATTTCTATTTCTCGTTCTTGTTTTTTTACCAAAATATAAGTTTGACTTTCTCTTCTATCAGTTTCATCTGCATATTGATATTTAGTTGAAGTTTCTGGAGGTTCTGGTCCTAATATCCTTTCTTCTATATCTTCAGTTAATGTAATTTCGTCTTGTAATAATAAAGTTGGATAAAGATTATCTCCTATTTTTATAGTAAATGCGTCTAATGGCTCTAAAAAACTTATTCCTGTGGTTTTACAATCAAATGAATAATAACTAAAATTTTTAACTACTTCCCATAATTCATCGATAAACATATCTCTATCATTAGTGCTTAATAATTGATTATCACTTATTTTCAATTCATGAAGGCCATTTATAGCAATGTCTTCATCATTTTTGCGATAAATACAATCACTATCTTCAGCACGAGCAAATACTAACGAATTAAAATATACCTTCTTTTGCAATGTAACATCATTTTCATTCAAATAAGTTTCATCTATAATTTGATTTGTAGCACTAGGCGTGGTTATTATGGTAGGTATTCCGTTTTTATCAACTAACCATACACCACAAACAGTACAAAGTTCATCTAAAACCGTTCTAAAAGTGTATTTATCTAGTCCAACGTAATAATCTTTGTCTAATTCTTTAGTTGAATTAGGAAATGTAGTAGGAATACCAGTTGTTGGCCAATTTAACTCATTAAATATAGCTATCCAATACTCCCTAACACTCATAGGAAATTCTGCTTGTAAATCATAAGGTACCATAGAATCAATTATTTTATCGTAAGCCTTTATCTCGAATGATTCAGTATCTTCTCGTTTCTTTGAAGAAATTGTTTTAAATTTATCTAAACCAATCCATTCGAATTTATCGTTTACATATAAAGCAAATTTAGGGATTATACTAGTATCATTGCTAATATCAACATTAGAATCAATAGTTATTTCCTTCATAACAGTTTTAAACAAGTCACAAATAAAACTGTATTTTATAGAATTTAAATCGGAAGATGTTAATTCTATACTTCCAGCATTTAACTTAGCATCTACTTGCCTTGGCCCTCTAATTGTCTCTTTATAACCTTCGCTAACTACTCTCATTTAACTCTTAACCCTTCTTTTTCTAGAAATAAATGCGCATTCAAATGCTTCTCCCTTTTCCATGTTCTTACATGCAACTTCCCAATCATTTGTATAAGTAGGAATTGTAATTTTTCTATTTAATTCTGGATCATAGTATTTAACTTGTTGTGTATCTTCATTTAAAATAGGAGAAATAATATTCATTTCTTCTTTGTTTAATTTTCTAAAATACAAAGTAAGTTTAGGAAATAAATTAAAAGAACCAACTGTTTCTTGTGCCATGTTTCGGCCACTTTTAGAACTCCACAATTTGTGATAACCATATTTCACTTCGGTTATATAAGTTCCCATGTTAACGCCATCAATTATTAAACTATCTTTATCTATAAACATAATTAATGCCTCCCATTTGTTGCGAAAGAAACATCATTAGCAACTTGTAACTGTTGCCGTTGAAGTAGTCGACCATCAAGATAATTATTCAATGTAGCATTTAGCGTTATATATTTACCTATTTCTCTTCCAAGTTCTGACATAGTAGAATGATTAGTTAAAGGTAATACACCTTCTTTTCCAGCTTCTCCTCTAATCGTATTACCAGACATAACACCTCTTCCTGGATTATTAACTATTGCCCCAGTCGCTAATTTAATTGTAGGAAAGTTAAGTGATAAACCTACGGAACCTACTATAGAAGAAAATGCAGTTTTAAAAGTTCCATTTAAATAAGTAGATAGAATAGATTTAAAATTTCCTAAATCGGCTCCTATTTTAACTTTTTGAGGAATATTTAAGTCTTTTATTTTTTTAGAAACCTCTAATACTTTATCTTTCGTAGTACCTAAATCTTTACTGTCAACATTAACCTTAAATGTTCTTAAAAGTTCATCAAATGGATTAACTTTTTCTAAGCTCTTATCTATTTCATCGTTTAAGTTATCGAAATCTTCTAAACCAAAAATTGCTTTGAAATTAGAAATAACATCTGAAAGCCACGAAGAATTTTCTTTTGCCTCATCTACTTTTTCAGCATATGGATCAAACTGGCTCATGTCTATTTTAATACCAAAGCTTTCAAATACGCCTTGTAAAACAGTAGACCATCCACCTGCTTCATCTATCTTTTCTTTTAATGGTCCGAATTCACCTTTATCGATTCTAACTATAAAATCTTTAATCATTTCATCAAAAGGTTTTCCTTCATCTATTGATTTTCCTATTTCAGTACGAAGTTTTTGAAAATCTTTTGTATCAATATCTACGCCAAGATTTTTGGCAATTTCATTAAAAATTTCCATTTTTGTCGTAGTAGATTCTAAATTTTTTGATACATCATCATATGCTGCATCTAAATTATCCAAAGAATCTCCAATATCTATCGTATATCCATACTGGTCATATAATTTTTGATTCATTAATTCTAATGATTCTCTAGTTTCCCTTATCATATTTTTATATTCGACTTGCTGACTAACTGATAATTGTCCATTTTCATATGCTGTTTTCATTGCTTTCAATCTATCTAAGGACATTTGCATAACAGTTGCTGCAGTTTGTGATTCAATTTTCCCATTTTCTTTAATATAATTGTTACCATTTCTTACGGTATTACTGTAGTTCTTCCACAAATCAATTCTTTTTCCCAAATCATTAGTTCCATTTTTTACATATTCCACCATTTCAAGACCAGACTTATGTATGTTTTCCCTAGTCTTATCTATATTTTTATTTGTCTCTAAAATTTCTTTATTAGCTTCCCAAACTCCAAGAGCATCAAAGTATAAATAAATAACTGTCCCACTTAATGCAATTAATCCTAATAATTTGCTAGAAACGCCACCAAGACCAGCCGTTCCTAAAAGTTTACTAATAAAACCAAATATTGCCATTCCACCTAATATTTTTATTACTGCTTCAGGATTTTCTTTAGCCCATTGAATGTTATCTTTTATTTTTTCAT